CTTAGCCTCATTCAACATGTTAACTAAATCTCTAAATTTCATACAATTATTTATTATTAACCAACGAAGAACATTGGCGGTTCTGCATCGCCGAAGCCAGGTGCACCTTCATATAGCTTTTGTTCAAGTTCTTTCTTTTCTTCTAAACCTTCTTGCAACATATCAGCATTAACAGAGCCGCCGCCGAATAAAGTAGTACCAGCAAACTTACCTCTTATTCTCCCAAGTACAATCTTAGTTAAAGCTAACGAGTATTGATATACCCACTGCTCTTTAATAATGTCTTTTAGAGGTCTTTCAACATAGCATTGAATGACACCGTAGTATTGAGTGCTACTATCACGGCTAGACTTTGGCTGCGGATATAATCTCATTATTTGAGTTCTGTCATCAAAGTCAAATGATGGTTTAGTTGCAAGTAATTTTTCTCTATTCTTTAACCAATCTTTTAAAGTATACCAACTAATAAGGTCAAAGCCGTAATTACCCATAGCGTAACTGAAATATGTTTGCTGTGCTAAAGTCTGTTCAATTGTAAATAGAGTATTAATACCGGTAGTTGAACCTTCTTCAAAGTCAACAACAGCTATTACTTTTCTATAATCCATTACATCATAGTCAAAACTATTCAAGAAACTTGTATTTGTATTATTAATTACATCACCTAATTGCGTAATAGAAGTTTGAACACTTGGTGTGAAATACTGCGCTAACGTAGCGTTTTGATTGGTTATATAATTATAAATTGTAGCATCTAATACTTGATTAGCTGAAGTACCACCAACTAATGTTGCTGATACAGAAGACATTGAACTGAAATAGGTGCCAGGTACTGCGCTATTTGCAATATACACGTTACTACTATTATTAATATATTTTGAATATTGAGGATTAACGTTTTTATTCTGCACTTGTTCAGCAAAAGTATCAGAAACTTTAGCTGTAAATAAAGCATCAAGTTTCATACCATAGTCTTTAACATATAAATCGCTATTAAACACTAGATACTCTCTAGTATAACCTGCAAACTTTGCAAACATTTCACTTGCAATACTAATGTTCTCATATAACTGATCCCTATGAACCTCTACGTTTATATAAGGGTAACCAAGAGACCTTAGTATTCTATCTGATAATCTATCAAACGACGAGATCTTTGAGGATAGATTAGTACTTTGAAAAGCTGAGATAGGTGTTATGTCGCAACGTGCCATTTGATTTATTTATTACGCTGGCGTTGGCGCCGCCGCTGGAGTTACAGTACCACCTGGTCCTGCAGTTTCAGCCCCTTGAGCTGGGGCTCCTGCTGGTGGTGGAGGACTACCTGCTGCTGCTGGCGCTCCGAATGAAGGAGGCATTGCTGAGCCTCCTGGAGCTGCTCCACCAATTTCCGTACCTTGTTGTTGGTTTGCTTCACCAGGAGCGATCATAGCATCTCTCCAATTTGGACCGCCACCGAGAATTTGTGAGATTTCCCATTCAAACTCTTTATCCTTACGTAAGAACTCTCTATTAGCTTTAACATCAATGTCACTCCAACCGAGATATTTCTTTTGAGCAAATGTAGATGAAATTGTTTGATTTGAAACCAGTGAATTGAAGTTAGTAACTTTTAATTCTAATTTTTGATTTTCTCTTAATTCGTAGAAGTTAGTCGGAACGTTAAACTCGATATTAATATTCTGTTCTTTAATATTAAGTCTATCTGCAATACCTCTTAACTTTAAATGAGTTAGGAAACCATTCTTCATACCACTTGCAAAATTCTGTTGCATTCTAATAATGAAACGAGCAAACTTTAATTCTTCTCTTAAAATTTCATTACCGTCTTTAAATGTAGATTCTGTATTAAGTCTATTAGTTGGAACTTTTAATGCTTTATATAACTTGTTTACAAAGTACATTAAGTCTGTTAACTCACCAAGATTTGCTCCCCCAGCCAATTGTGTCACACTCGTTCCCTCACTCCCTGCTCTCTTTGCAAACCAGAAACTGTCTAACATTGATTGCGGATTAAACTTTTGAACCGGTCCTGATTGTGTACTATCGAAAGTTTTTTTACTCCAATATTCTTGGATTAACTTACGTAAGTAAGCTTCAGCTTTTGGCGGTGCCATATTACCGACATCAACGTTAAATACTAAACGTTCTGGAGCTCTTACTAAACGGTATATTACAATACTATCTTCAATTAAGGAAAGCTGTCTATAAGCTCTTCTTGCATTTTCGATAAATGGTAATCTAAAGGTCTTATCTTGGTTCCAAATACCTGAGTTCACATAGGTAATTTGATTTTTATCCATCGGGATAAATTCAAACTTTTCAATCTTATTTGGTCTATTAGGATTAAAAATAGGTTTACGTAAAATGTAACCTTTAACAATCATGTTCTGAATGTTATCAAAAATTGGATCAATTAACTCAGTTGGTAATTGAACTACTCCGAGTACCCCCTCCTCTGGGTAAGTTTTGTGTATAATATGCTCGAAGTAAACTTCACCTTCAATTAATATCTGCCTAAAATATTCCCAACCTTTTCTATCTAACTCAAAGTTTTGAATATATTTTTGAAATTCGTGAATAATTTTATCTCTATCTTCATCGTCTAAATTAAGATTTTTAAAATATAATTTAACAATTTCTCCAGCTTCATTTTTATTAATACATTCATCGCAAATCTCATCCAAACAATCTGCTACTTCAGCAAAAGCGGCCATTACTCTATAGTCTAATATTCTCGGACCTTTATCTGCTTGTATATTAGCGTATACTAATTCACTATAAACGCCACCTTTAGATACTGAACCTGAAGGTGTATTGTTATAATCATTATCATAGAAGATAGATTGTTTAGCTAAAGCTTCTGCTCTTCTTGAACCGGTGTCTTGGAATGTCTCGTATTTAGGATTTAATTCAGCAAGAACTTTATTTAGATCTAAGGCTTGATACGGTAGTTTATTAGCTAAATTCTTAAAGAAGCCACTATCTGTAAAACCTTTATTATCTTGGGCCATTTCAATTATTTAATAATAGATTAGGTTAATTCTATAATCATATAGTCATTAAGAATGTGTCTACCGGAGATAAAGAACTTAAATGTGTTTGAGCTGTGGTAGTATACCCAGCGTCGTTAAAAGGCACTATAACAATTTTACTGGTAGGAGATCTCGGATTACGTTGCAATCTAGGTAAGTTAAATGTGATAATATTATCGTTTATAACATTATATCCTTTAATAATTTGACCTCTTATACTTGTCTGTCTTGTAAATGCGGAGGTCGCAGTAAGAATGCCTGTTGCTGAATAAACAGTGTCATTATTAGAAGATAATAATAAGCCTTTTAATTTTGTAAATCTATTACCATATAACATTACCACCCCTGTAACTCCACGTGCAATAGTATAGTTACTTTCAACCAATACGCTATTCCAGAATAAATTTGAAACTGTTGGTGATCCAGAAACTTCTACTACTTCAAGTTCATTTACTAAACCAGATGATACTGGGAATGTATAACTATTACCAGAAAGATCATTATAGCTTGTTAATATACTTTGAGCGTGAAAGTTGTTATCAATATAATATATGTTGCCTACTGGGTTAGATGTCTCTTTAAATAACCAACCTTTAATTGTAAATGAAGTATCAGCTGTAATTCTTTGTTTATCAGTACCGTTTAAATCAGTTGGATACTCCATTACCATACTACCATCCCATAACACCTCACTTCTAATTTCTTGCGTTTCTGGCAATCCAAAATCAGTAGGAACTTTCCAACCTAACACTATATATGGGTTAGAGTAAGGTATAAAGTTACTTAAAATTTGATCCATATCAGTCTGGAAACGAGTAATAATAGACATTTTAATATCTATGTTTATAGGTACTGGAGACTTTAAATGCGCTGAAGACTTTTTACCGTTATAATAAAACCCGTCTAATTTATTAAAAACTCTCGTATTATCTCTAGATATACCACCGATAGACACCGCAACAGCAGGCATTGTCATCGTTTTAGCAGTATTAATGATATCATATAACACTCTTTGTTTTGGAGAATATACATAACGAACACTAATTCTATCCTCAATTTCTCTATTATCGTTATATCTCTTTATAACAATATCATCAAACGCAGTAACAAACTGCGTAAGTAAATCTTTAATTTCAAAATAGTATGGAGATTGTTTCATTATTACATGTGCTTAGCTAAGACATTTAGTAAGTCTAATTTAGCTATCAATTTAGTAGTATTATTTTCTTTCTTAGCTGAATGCGCTTGAGCCATTACCTTATCATAAAGGCTTTGTAACTGCTTACGAGACATTCTACCATAACCTTTAACTGCAATTTCTTCATCTTCAAATCCAGTTGCAGGTGCGCTTGAACCTACATTAGCATCACTAATTTTACTATCT